TTCTTGACACGGATGGACATCTCGCTCTCGGCAATTCATTTACGTTTGTTCAGAAAAACGAAAAAACATTCGCGGACATCGTCTTTATCGCACGGTCGCTAGGATTCAAAACTACATGCCGGCGTGATCGCGCTGTCTGGCATAACCCCAAAACTGGAGAAGAACGGTCAGATATTTATCCGGTTGGATATATCTCCGGTCCAACCTACGCAATCCCTACTCGCATTCAGCGAAAACGCGCGCCGGAGAGCCACTTACCAAAATTCGATCCACGTAGAACGGGCTTTACCATCAAACGCGCTGCCGATGGCCCATTTTGTGGTTTTGAAACGGATGGGGATCACCGACACCTTCTTGCCGATTTCACTGTGTCGCACAATTCAATGTTCGAGGGTGCGAATAAGTCGAAGCTCGTCGAATCCAAGGATCGTGGTCTGAAGCCGCTTCTTCGATTCCTCGCCCGTGCGATCGACAAGTACATCATCTGGCCAATCAACCCGAACTTCTCGATGGAGTTCGTGGGCCTCGAATCGCAAACGCCAAAAGAGATGGCGGACCTCATGACGCAACGAGTCCGCACGATTTGGACTATCGACGAGGTCCGCGCCGAGATGGACATGTCTCCACTGCCGGACGAGCTCGGCAAAGTCATTCTCGATGCGAACTGGATGAACGCGCGGAAAGAATCGTTGGCGAAGAAAGCTTCGGACGAGGCTGCAGATAAAGCTGAGGCCGAGCAAGAAGCACAGGCGGCAGCGCTCGCAAGCCTGCCTGAATCTCAGGTTTCGAAAGAAGAGATGGCGAGTCTTGCCTCGCTACTCGCGAAACCACCGCAACCAGCACCGGTTCCTGGTGGGCCTGGGGGTCCAGGTGGACCTGGCGGTGCGGTCGGTCCTGGAAATAGTGGCGGGCCCGGGGGCGGGAAAGTTGCGCCGGATGCACCGCCGGCCGGAAGCCCCAATATCAAACCGTCGAAGGCTCCTCCGGTTGCGAAATCACTGAACAACATCATCCTGGACTTCGAGGTGTAAGGTGAAACCGATTCCAGGTAGTCCCGGATATTTCATCTCGAAGAAGGGCAAGGTTTTCTCTGATCGGCAGCAGGGGGGCGGCGGCGGTAGGAAGGCCAAACTCCACGCGGTGAAGGATACCGATAAGGGACATAAATATCACCGCGTCGTCATCATGCAGAATGGCAAGAAGACGACGAAGTATGTTCACGACCTCGTGCATGCGGCTCACGGCAAGGGGAAGAAGAAAGACGGCCAGCAAATTCGCCACCTTGACGGCAACAAGCACAATAACTCTTCAGGCAACTTGAAGCCGGGATCGGCGAGCGAAAACAACCTCGAGAAGAAATCCCTCACGAAGTCCCTCATGAAGCTTCGCTTTCACATCACAGTCTGGGAAGATTAGCCATGCGCGTCAAAACCAAAGTAAATGCTCGCATATTTGAACTCACAGATGAGGTCGACGCGCTGTTCGATCCCGATGACAGCCGGGCTGAGATTATCAGCGACAACTTCACGAAAGAGAACTCGAGCCGGTTTCGGATCCAGCCGTCCGCAAGCTACGTTCTCAACTTCGGTACGATCACAGCTGTTCAGGGGATTTACATCTACACGATCGGACCCTGCAATATCTCGATCAATGGCAGCTCGCCGTTTTCGATGAGCCCGCCCAATTCCGCTGTCGGCACACCGGCCAAGTTTTACTTCGACGGGACAGTCACTGCAGTAACCCTTACCAATCCATCGAGCACCTCTATTCTTGATGGGCGATATGTCCTGTGGGGTGATTCCACCTGATGTGCTAGTGTGAACACCAATGAAAGTTCACATCGAAGCCGACGCCGATGAGCTGCCCCGAAAGGGCGGAGATCTCGTAAAGCAACTGCTGTTCGCCCTGAGGCCTCTCGAGCCGCGATTCCAGAAGGCATACGATGCCCTCGAGCTCAGCCACAGGCGAAGCCCGATTGATAGCGCTCCTGTGATGGACGACATCATTGGGCAGATGCGGACAATCTACGATGAGGAGATCGAAGGACTTCTCGGCGACATCTATTCCTATCTTGAGCTTCCGTGATGCATGACGTGGCTGAAGGACAAACTCGACGGCATTCGGCATCTAGTCCGCGCTCGTCATCTCCGAATCCTGGCGCGCATTGCTGGGCTCGAGACTCTCACGCTCGCTGAGCGATCCGAACTGCAGAATATCCCGCTCGCATCGCTCGATCCTTCGACGCGCAACCTCATCGAGGAGGCGTACAAGTTCGGCCGCATCCTGAGCGCCGACCCAGACCAACTCGGGATGACCAGAGCAGAGTTCGACGCACACAGCGGCGATGAGTCTGAAACTCCAGGCGACGAGGCGACGATAGAGGCCGCGAAAGAGCGCTTCGCGCAATCCGTACGGCGTCTCGGGTCCGATGCCGAGAACGATGTAGTGAAAATCATCTCTGGCCTTCGGCGCGAAGCTGAGGCCAACATGGGCGCGTCCAGGGAATCAATCGCGGCTGTGTCAAAGCGATTGCGTACCGCGTCGGGCGATTGGTGGAAGGACTGGGACCTCGTCGCGTCAACAGAGATTCATTCCGCGAATCAGTACGGATACGCCGAGCACATTCGCCGACTCCACGGTGACGACGTAGAGGTATTCAAAAGACCGATGAAGGGCGCTTGCCGCTGGTGTGTCGCTCTTCACCTTGGCAGCGATGGGCACCCACGCATCTTCAAGCTATCCGACATCGAAGCGAATGGCCTGGACAACTCAGGTAGGCACAGGCACGAGTGGGAAGTCGTAGTAGGGTCAACCCATCCATCGTGCGGATGTATGCTAATTCATCTGCCCACGGGGTGGGGCTTCGATGAGTCTGGGCACATCACGCCGAATGGGAAAGGCGGAAAGCGGTTCTCACAGAAGAGCCTCCACGCCGCAATGGCGCACGAAGCACTACTCAAGTCGCACCCGATAAAGAAGGTCATCAACTTTCAGGGCATGGAGGTTTGCATCGAGAACGAACCGGGAAGCATTCGCGAATGGGACGAGCACGCGCTGAATATCAAAGGCAAGACCCGGATGCTCTATAACTACGGGTACATTGCTGGGACGAAGGGCGCGGACAACGCTGAGTATGACTGCTTTGTTGGGCCGAATCCTGACTCACCGTATGTGTTCATCGCGCACCAGGCGCATCCGTGGATGGACAAGCTGTACGACGAGGACAAGGCTATGCTCGGCTTTGACAATGTCGATGAAGCGAAGCGCGCGTACCTCATCCATTACGAATCGCACGAGTTCCTCGGGTCGATGTCGATGATGTCGATCGACGAATTCAAAGAGAAGGTTTACCACACCGGCGAAGTCGGAGGGCTCGCCGAAGACGGCATGGTGAAGTCCGACGAGCCGGTAGAAGAGAAGCCGAAACTCGTGATCAAAGCCAACTTGAACGACGCGCTCGGTGCTTATGATTCACCGATGGGCGATCGTGCTGTGTCACAGGGCTCGTCCGGACCAAACATTGCTTGGGGCGTTCCACATCTCCCTGTAGCGATGCGCGACCCCACGAAGCAGCGTGAGTTCATGGAAGCGTACGCCGAGTGGCCGCAGCATCCGAACTTGTTCATTGACGGTCGCGTGTACAACTTCCGCGACTTCAATAACTGGCCCCTGCATCCACTGTCGGAGTGGGAGGAGCGCGCCGCGTATCAGGACCAGGATTCGCAGGCTGCCGCTGAATTCATGGCCTATCTGCAGGAGCGCTTGGATCGGCGGCTCGACTTTGTGAATCACGGCTTCATCCCGACGCTCCGAGACCAAAAGGATCAGCAGCGCTTCTTCATTACCGAAGTGAACCCAAAGGACGAACATGAGTGACAGTCGGTGCCCGAACTGTGGGAATCGCGTTCTGCAGAAGTCCGGTGCGGGGGCCAAGCTTCGCACTCAAGGCCCCATACTCATTGATGAATCCGGTACATGTCGCGCGCAGTGCTTCTGGTGCCGAACCGAAATCGCACTGCCGATAGCCCCAACCTTCTCGAAATCGATGCTGCAGGAACCTGATCCCAACGCACGATTTGTCATTCGACCCAAGCGCAATACGTGACGCAATACTTGACGTAGACATCGGAAATCACGTAAAGAATTAACAGACCCGATTGGGAACCGAGACAGGGGTTCCGTAAGGGGTGGTACTGGGCGATGGATCGTTCGGTAGCCACCCTTTTTGTTTTTTATGAGCATTGAACGCGAAATCGCGGAAGTTGCCATCGAGACCTTGAACGAGGTGTGGGGAGAGGTCCGACGGCAGCGACTCAAAGAATACCGAAAGCAGTACTACAAGAAATGGGCCGCTAGGAATCGAAGCAAGCTGAACGAATACAGCAAAAACTGGGCTCGAACTCACCAAGAATCGATCCAGGAAACACAGCAAAAGCAACTGCATCGTGATCGAACTAAACATACCTACAAGGGAATGATATTCCGAGCCAAGCAACGTGGATTTCCAGCCCTGGACTTCGATCTTGCTTGGTTTGATTCGTTTGTATCCACCCGCTGGGCCAAATGTGAAATATGCTCGCAGTCCATGGAGTGGCGTGGCAAACACAATCAAAATAATCTCTGGAATGTGGATCGCATTGATAACAAACGCGGTTACTTGAAGGACAATCTCGCGATTATCTGCCAACGGTGCAATCGAACGAAAAATGACGCGGAGCCGGCCGAACTAGAACGTATTGCTGCCTGGATGCGTTCGCGAGGTGTCAAATGAGCGACGCCGATTTCAAACTGAATGTTCCAGTGTCGTTCTTCTACAAAGCTGATGCGCCCGAGGGCCAGCAACGCAGAATCGGTGGACTTGTCTCTACTGAATGCAAGGACCGCGAAGGCGAGACTATAATTCAGCGCGGGCTAAACTTCAAAGAATTCGAGGACATGGGATATTTCAACGATAATCACAGTAAATCAACGGATAGCATTCTTGGCTTCCCTGATCGTTCTGTGAAGTTTATCAAAAAGGGCGAGAAGCTACCTGATGGATCTATAGCTCCGAACCATGGCCATTGGGCCGAAGGCGTGCTGCTTCAGGGGTATGCTCCTGCAGACCGTATTTGGGAACTTGGTCAGGCCATGACCAAGGCGGGCAGCAAGCGCCGGCTTGGATTTTCGATCGAGGGTTCGATTCTTCAACGAAGCGGCCCCGACAACAAAGTCATCTCTCGCGCCAATGTTCGCAATGTTGCAATAACCGGAATGCCGGTAAATCAGGAAACAACGTTGATCCCACTTGCGAAGGCGTTTCTCGCTGAAGACGAAGTCAGCGAAGCCTATTTGGCTTTTGAGAAAGCGCTGATGGACGCCGAGAAGCCGGAAGACATGGACCTCGATACTTCTCCGAATGAAGAGAAGGAAAAGGCATTGACCATGGGCCCTGTGTCTTCGAACGCCGCTCCGACGAGTGGCGGCCGTGTTCTTGCACGACAGAGCCTTGAAGGTGATGAAGTTCACCAACCCAAACGATTCAACAAATCCGAAGCTGCCTCCTGGGTACGGGAGCGGTATCCGGACATCAGTAAAACGACAGCAGAGCGCGTCGTGGAAATCACCGCCTCGCTCCAGCGACGCGGGCTCATTTAAGGAGTTGTCCAATGTATAAGGCAGAAGAGAAGGAAGAGGCGAAGAAGGCGATGCCTCCCGAGATGAAGGAAAAGATGGAGGCCAAGGAAGAGGAAGAGAAGGCCAAGAAGGCGAAGAAGGCCAAGGACGATAAGGACGAGATGGATAAGTCCGTTTCGACTATCTCCGAGGACGAGCTTTCGAAGTCCTGTGAAGCGCTCGAGGAGCTCGTGAAGGGCAGCCTCGCCGGACGCAAGCAGGAGCTTTTGAAGAAGGCCGGCGACGGCAGCGCAGACGATGATGAAATCAAGGAACTGCGCCGTCTTCTGAAGGGCAAGCAGCCCGACTCGACTGAGGAGCAGATCGAGAAGTCGATGGCGACCGAGGGGAATGAAGACCTCGCGAAGTCGATCGATGTTTCCGACTACCTCGGTGAGTTTCACAAGTCGATGACGGATAGCCTTTCGACGCTGGCGAAGTCTCTCGACAAGGTCGAGCTGAATTCTGACCAGCGGACGGTTGCTCTGGCGAAGGCCCTTTTGGCGGTTGTGCGACAGACGCAGCGTCAAGAGCAGATTCTAAAGAGCATGGCCGATCATCTCGGTGGCATTCGGCAGCAGCCAGTCCGTGGTCCGCGCGGCGCGCAGAACATGGGGCAGGCCGCGGCTCGCGCTGAGGCTATCGAAAAGGGCTTGGGCGGCGCGCCAGTGGGCAATCGCGCTCAGCTCTCGAAGAACGATGTTCTCGACACTCTCACGATGCTTCTCGAGAAAAGCCTCTCGACCGGCAGCGAGGGAATGTCAGCGCTCGCGGGCGAACGGTACGATGAAGCCGCGACTAAGTACGAAATGACGAACCAAATCTCTCCCGCGATGCTGAGTGAAGTCATTCAGTTTCGGCGCGGAGGCCGCCCGTAGTCTCACGCCGAGACCAGGGTTTAGGAGAAACACTAAATGAATACCATGGTTAGTTGGCGTGATTACGAGGGCGTGGAAGGTTTCTACGGCCAAGCATCACCCACGGAATTGAATGATCTTCGGAAGGCCCTCGTGGCCGGCAACGCAATCAATCCTCCGGGATCGGTTGTCGCTGGCGACGGTTTTGCCCTCAGGGTCGAGTCTCTCGAGCGAACGTTGAAGAACACCACGTTCCGCGCGGAGCACATTCGACTTTGGCGAGCGATCCCGAAGCGACCGGGCTACAACACGGTTGAAGAGTTCAACCAGATTCAGTCGTACGGTTCGCTCGATACGGGCGCGTTCCTCGAGGAAGGTGCGCTTCCCAACGAGACGGACGCGTCGTACCAGCGTCAATTCGCAATCGTCAAGTTCATGGGCGTGACGCGGCGTGTATCGCACGTCATGACGCTCGTGAAGCCGGCGCATGGAAACGTCATTGCGCAAGAGACGATCGCGGGCACGATGTACCTGCTCCAGCAGGTCGAGCAGAACCTGTTCTTCGGCCGCTCCGATATGGACGCGGTGCAGTGGGATGGGTACGAGAAGCTGATCGAAGACGGCACCGGCGCTTCCGCGGTGACGACCAGCGCGAACATCATCGATCTCCGCGGGCAGCCGCTCACGGAAGACCGGCTCATTGATGCCGCTCTGACGATCATGGATGCTCCGAACTTCGGTTTGCCGACGCACCTGCACCTCAACCCGAAGGTCAAGGCCGACCTCGTGAAGACCTTCTTCCCGAAGGCGCGGTATGACCTCCTCGGCAAGACGGACCAGGGCCTCGTCGGTCTCGACATCAAGGGTTTCACCAGCCCAGCTGGTGACATCCGATTCGAGCCGAACGTGTTCATCACGAACGGCGGCGTGGTTTCCTCGATCCAGGCGGGCGCGAATGGCGGCGCGATTGGCGATCCGTCGATGCGACCGGCATCACCGACGATCTCGGTTGCGATCGCGGTTGCTTCCAGCACGTCCTCGCAGTTCGCGGCCAGCGACGCTGGCTCGTACTTCTACTGGGTTGTCGCGGTGAATCGCTTCGGCGCGAGCATCCCGGTTGCGGTCAACGGCTCTGCACAGGCCGTCGCTGCAGGTCAGCACGTGACCTTCACCGTGCTTCCCGGCCCGGGTCCGACCCCGGCGTTCTACAAGATTTACCGTACGTCGGTGAACGGCGCGCAGACGAACGCAGCTTTGATCCTCAAAGTTGCGAACGCAGGCGGAGCTGGTGCACAGGCGATTGCGGATGAGAACGCGCGGATGCCGTTTACGACATCGGCGTTCATGTTCCAGCAAAACCTGGAAAACATGAGCTTTATCCAGCTTGCACCGATGATCAAGATCCCCCTCGCAACGGTGGATCCTTCGCTGCGTTGGATGCAGCTCCTGTACGGAGTTCCAGTGCTGTACACCCCGAAACACAATGTTGTGTTCCGGAATGTCGGCCGAGCTCCTGACTTTGTCGGCGCTCCGTAATACGGAATTCCTGAGTGGGTGGGTCTGCTTCGGCAGGCCCACCCATTCTTCGAGGTACTCATGGATCTTCGATGTAGCTGTACGGTACTCTGGGGCCTCAAAGTTATGGTGGAAGGGACCGAGTATCAAATTGCGTCAGACGGGCTGTGCCTGGGCGTGAGTGAAAACCACGCCGCAGTTCTGATGCAGAATTCGGCATGGCTCGCTGAGCCGCAGAAGCAGAAGCCGGTGGCAAAGCCGGCGATGAAACAGGACTCAAAGAACGCGGCCAAAGTCGCTCGCGAAAAGGAATAAGTAAGCCATGGCATTCCCGAATATTGCTGGAAAGCGAATCAGTGATTTTGTCCCTATCCTCAAGCAGCAGAATATGGACTTCCTCGCGGCGGCCGGCGCCCCGGGCGTTTCGATTCAGTACGCGCGTCTCACTCAGTCGGGCAGTTCGCCGATGACCGTGTCCCTGTCGCAGCTTCCGTCGTCACAGGCACAGGCCGGCACGCTTCGCGCTATGGCGGACGCGAACTACATGGTTATCGCCTACGACCTCACCGGACAGGCGTTTTTGAATATTCCTCTTGCGAATATCACGCCGACCGCGTTCAACATCTCTGGTGGATCTTCGAGTGACGTCATCTGCGTGTTGGTCATCGGCCGACTCGCAACCGAGGCGACCTAATTTAATGGCGTGCACCGCGCTGTGGGAGGCTACCTATGCCTATTGAAACTAGAGGCGGTGCACCGGTAATCCGGCGATTCACTGCTGCGAATAGCAATGCCATCACGACGACCGGACAGGAAGTCGACATCAGAATGCGGGACGTCACTGGGTTCGGCGCCCGCGGCCCATTTGTAACCAAGTGGGTGCAGATCTCGAACGAAGGGTCGAACGTCCTTCGCGTCTATTTCACATTGGTAGATTTCAACGCGAACGATACCGACGGTTTCATTGACCTACCTGCGACGACCGGGTTCTATGAAGGCCCGGCCGAGACCACTGCGATCTGGCTTCGCGGTGTTGGTGGAAGCACTGACGTAGTTCTCATCGGTTACGCACGCCGAGGGTAGAGATGAGATACACGGCGAACACATACAATGATAATGGCAAGCGTGATCTCACGTTTCCCTTCGAAGGAGAACTCGACGCCGCGTTGGCCTGGGCAAGAGATCTAGCCTCGAAACTAGGAAGAGACGTTCATCTCGTGGAGCACACGCTATTTGGGCATCGCTGGATCATTAAAATTGAGGCAGCTGTTGCACAAGACGTGGCTCCGGAAATCGAGGCCGCGATTACCAAGCTACACAATGCCGAGGTAGAAGCGGTGGCCGAAGTCATCCAACTCAAGACAAAAGCAAAGGGGATTTCCTGGCTTTGGTATGCGGTGCCCTCTGGAGTCGTAGCGATCTTTGGTCTGATCTATATCCTTCATCACCTCGGCATCTTCTAAGCGTTGTCGTGCCGACGCTGGAATAACGGAGTTTGACGATGACCTGGAACCAAGGAAATGAGGGCGGTGGTGGTGGTGGCGGTGGTGGAGTCACCGCAGTCACAGGGTCGAACGGCATCGTCTCGTCTGGCGGCGCAACACCGAACATAACGCCAACCTACGGCACCGCGACGAATACGGTCACTCAGGGCAATGACTCTCGTGTCGTCAATGCAGTCCCTAATACGCGCCAAGTCGTGTCTGGAACCGGGCTCACTGGTGGAGGTGACCTCAGCGCCGATAGAACACTAGTAGTCTCGTACGGCACGACAGCGGGAACCGCAACGCAAGGTAACGATAGTCGACTCGGTGGCGGTGCTGCAGGGACTATCCACGCCGCAGACACCGCCAGCAACGGAGCCGCGTCTACACTCGCTTTGTCGGACCATCAGCACGCAGTATCGACTGCGACAAGCCTCGCCGCTGCTGACGCTGCTGCTGCGGCTGCGGGTACCGCGACTACAATTCCTCGAGGCGACCACAAGCACCAAGTTACGACCGCGGCGCCTTCGGTCACAGTTCAGAGCGACGCTGGAACCGCTGCGGCAGGCTCGGCAAGCTCACTTATACGCTCCGATGCGCAGATCCTCGCTGCAACGGCCACGCCATCGGCACTCGGTTCGTCCACCGCGGCGCAAGGCACGAGCACGTCCCTAACCAGGGCCGACCATATCCATGCGATTACCTACGGCACGGCGGCAAACACCGTGGCGCAGGGCAACGATTCTCGAATCACCGGGGCAGAGCAGACGGCGAACAAAGGGGCGGCGAGCGGCTATGCAGGCCTCGACGCGAACTCATTCGTCCCTGTAGCGAATCTCCCGCCGGTTATCACCACACTTTTGACGCCTAGCGAGTCGGCTGATCTAACTGACTACAACCCAACCGGGTTTACCTCTGGCGTTGGTGCATTGATAATCCAGGCTAATAGCGGCCCCATACACTTAAATAGCATCGCAAATGGAGTCGAAGGGCGAGTATTGTATATCCTCAATTTTCCCTTCGACGGGAGCTCAGCGATCGTGGTGGTGGGCGCGAGTGGAGTTGGGGCTACGAACAATCAAATCATCCTCAAGGCCAATATTGGATCGGTGACGCTGAACCACTTCGATAACATGCTCTTGCTCTACACACAGACTCGTTGGCGGCAGATTGCTTAAGGTGGGTTTGCGGTGTGTCTACCAATCAACCGCCAGGCCCATTAAATGACCAGATTCTCATGGGCGCGATTCCGATCGAAGAGTTTTGGCGCGCCGGTGATGGTGATGATTACTCTGCTGCTTTCATGCGTATGCAGACTGCGCAACCAGGCAGCGGAGTAGTGATAATTGACCTCGGTCCACGAACGTATCCGATGCGACATCGGCTCGATGTCATTCGCCAGCTCATCATCAAGGGGTCGCACACGTCGTTAGTCACTGCCGGTGGTTCAACGGTAGTTCCCCAAACGACATTGAATTGGTCTAGCGCTACCCCGTCGAGCGATAACGTTGGAATCATCGTTTGGGGAGGCAGTTCGTATCCCGGAGGCATATACGGCAGCGTCACAGTGTCTGCGATGGCAGGTAGTGGATTCAACTCGCTTGTGACGTTTTGGATGGAGCATGTGCAGCTTCTCGGTCCAGGACAAACGGGTGGTTCCATCGCACACGGTATTTGTTCAACCGAGTCGATTCAATTGCGACACTGCAGAATTGGCGGAAGCGGCCTCGGATTCAACGGTGACGGTATTCGATTCTTTGGAGACCACGGCACTGGGTCTCCGTACGCTGAAAGTTCGGTCTGGGGCGCAGGTAATGATCTCCCCATGCCTGGGTATCCACCCTACGTGTTGTCGCCCGGTCGAACGATGACTATGGCGAGTGCCGGCGGCGGTAACTGGACTCTGACCGATCCGTCCGCTTCGTTCTCGAGCAACCTGTTTGGGCTGCAGGGGATGCTCATCACTACTTCCGGGTTCGCCAACAGCGGCAACAACGGCTCGTTTCTTCTCCTTGGGATGACGAGTAACTCAGTGACTTTCGCGAATGCCTCCGGTGCCGCTGAAACCACATCCACAGGGCAATACAAGATCAACCCGGGCAGCAACTGCAATTTTTGGCACGTCGAAGACACGACGGTATATGAAGTAGCAGGCAGTGGACTCTATACCCACGGTGGCGACTCGTCTGGCGGGGTATCCATTCTCAATCACTTCGTTCACTGTCTCCACTGGGGAATTGAAGACACGAGTTTCCTAGGGAATACATACATAGAGAACGAGATCGTCCCGACAGGCGCCCCGTCACCTGGCAGTCTAGGTGCCATTCGAGCAGTTGGTGGCAGCAATACCTCGAGCTTCGTCAACTGCTACATCGAGGGGTCGTGGTTGTGCAATATCCTGGCCCCGTCCACTGTATTCGGAGGGCAGAACATCATTCACTCGCCGGGCGACACCGGCTTCTATCTGCTCGGCAATAGTCAGCAAAGCGGAGGGGCCTGCTATCCAAACATCTCAGGTTCGGCGGGCGACGCGAATCTGACGGCGGGCATGCTCGGCTCGCCGAACCCTGGTGAACCAACCGCAATCACAGTTATGGCTCCTGGTTCAGCATTGGGGCCAAATCAATTCACTCGGCTCATGCTGGGTGATTTTCTCGCCAACTGGTGGGTCTGGGGCCTCGATCCTGATGGTGTGTTCACGATGTGGGCGACGAGCCATCAACTGAATGTCATCGAGGGTCGTGGTCACATGCTCCTGCCCCACAACGTGTGGATGGGCCGCAATGATCCTCAGGCTAGTCGTGGCGCCGCCGGTGGCTCTGACAGTGTCCAGTTTTGGGCAGCATGGGGTAACGGATCGAACAACTGCGTGATGCACGAGTACGCAGTTGGCCCAGTCGGAGTGAGCGCCGGTCTACCTCAATCGGGAACAACGACTGATACGTCGCTGATCAACATTACTATTGCCAATCACGGGCTGGCCACTGGCCATAGGGTGCGGACTCACAACATTGTCGGCGGGTCTTTGGTGCTCGGCTACTGGCTCATCACTAAAGTCGACAACAACAACTTCACACTGCAAGGGTCAACTTCGACCGGAGGAGCATGGACGCCTGGTACTGGCCGCGTAACTTGGGCCAGAGCTGAATCAAGAGGGGCAGCAATCCCGACGGATGGAACCTGGGCTTTGGGCGATGTGTATTGGAACTCTGTACCCGCCGTTGGCCAGCCGAAGGGTTGGTTCTGCACGACGTCAGGTAGCCCGGGAACCTTTGTGTTCACATCGATGGGAAACCTGTAGGATGGACGAACTCCCAGCAAAGATCGCGAAGGAAGACCGCCTCGAACTCTTACTTGCGGCTGAACGTACAGCACGGCTTCGAGCCGAAATCGGCCGGCTCCAGGCCGAATTGAGCTATCAACTCAAGAATCATCAGGAGTTGGCAAAGTGGGTCATGGCAAAATACTCTATGAGGGAAATCGACTCGTTCGACAACGAAACGGGTGATATCCTGCGGGTGAAGAATGCCTGATCCAACCATCATAAGTGCCGATCACCTTCCGGATCCGGTACGTATCTCGGTCCCGAATCCGACCCATGTCGCGGCTTATTTCGATCGGATCATGGTGTTCCGGTCACCGGATGGAATCGCTTTTACCGAGGCAACCGGGCCTGGGACGCGTTTGCCGATCAACGCTCAGCAATTCGTCTACGAATACGTGGATCCGCTATCCACGCCGGCAACGACCTTCTACCGTGTCCAGTATCTGAACACAGCCACCGGCGCAATTTCCGTGCCATCTGAGGTGATCCAGGCGGCCGGTGACCCAGCACTGAACGTTCTCACAGTGGCCGAGCTCAAGAACAACTACTTGTTCGGCTTTGATTTGACTGATGAATCCGGCAACCCCATGCCAGATTCGTTCTTCGAGTATTACATCAAAGCGGCGGTGAGCTACGTCGAGCGTAGAATCGATATCCCACTCCGTCCTCAGGTCATTCTGAGCGAACTCCACGATTTCGTCGTTCAGGAATACAACAAGTACATTTACCTACAGCTCCTCAACGTTCCGGTCATCTCGGTGCAGGCTGTGCGCTTGGTTCTGCCGACGAACAACACGGTCATAACCTATGACCCGACTTGGTTGTTCCTGACCCCGTATTCGGGGCAGCTCATGATCATTCCCGGCAGTGGATCGTCGGTAGCGTTGGCACTGGGGCTCTCGACCTTGTGGCTGCCCCTCACACAGGGGTTGCACCGATTCGTCCCGGACGTCTTCCAGGTGGACTATACGGCCGGATTCGCGACTGGGCATATTCCTCCGGAACTGAAGGACCTCGTCGGTAAGCTCGCATCGTTCGGACCGCTCGCTATTCTCGGCGACATCATCTTCGGACCCGGGCTCGCCGGCAACAGTATTTCCCTCGATGCGCTCATGACCAACGTCAAGACCACGAAAGACGGGAACACAGGCGCGTTCGGCGGCCGAATCCGACGCTACCGAGAGGATATCGAAGAGCAATTCAAGGAGCTCCGGCGCTTCTACAAGGGCATTCGATTTACGGTGGGATAAATGCCGAGCATCACCGGGCCAAAATTCGGGACGATCGGGATGCCCAAAAATGAGCATCCGCGTCGGTATCCCGACATGGAGCTCAATAAGCTCATCGGTTCGATCGAGACCGAGGGTGTCCGATTTGCCTGGACGCGCGCCGCGGACTGTCCCTGCGTCGGCAACAATCCACAGACACGGCAACCGGATCCGAACTGCCCCTTGTGCCACGGCCTCAGCGTCTTTTACTTCGGTCCGGAGAACTATGTCCCGCCGGCTGCTGTAGGTACGCTGACGTCACTTCAGAAAGCCATACTCGCGGTGGACGGCGCGGTCGTCATCAAAGGCGTGATGGCGAAAGCCACGCAGGAATTCGATTTGTACGACGTTCTTGGGCGATGGTACTGGGGGGCCATGATGGTCACCGTGCGGCCCGAGAACAAAATCGGGTACTACGACCGGTTGGTCAATCTCGACACCGAAGTCGTGTATTACCAGACCGTTCACTATGTGGCGCCCGCTCCGACGATTCCCCTTCGGTATCGTGCGACTGCAGTCAACATCGTCCGCAGTGACACCACCATCTACCGCGAGGGACAGCACTTTCAGAACATCAATGGAATCCTGACCTGGATCCCGACGCAGGTTCCGAGCATGAACTTGAACCTGTCCGTGCACTACCAGATGCACCCCACCTGGGTCGTCATGGATCACCCGCACGCGGCGCGCGAAACCGGAATCCGGCGAAAAGCTCCGGCAAGCGTCGGCGAAGGACTTCCAACTCCGCTTCCAATCCAAGGGCATGTTCGACTAGAGTTCCTCCCAGTCCCAGGAGGCGCGCCATGATCGACATCAAAATAGATTTGCAGCTTGATCAGTGGAACGCGCTCAAGCTGGCGCTGTCATCTGAAGGCCTGCTTTCGGCGCTTGCCTCCGGAGTTGCGGCGAACGCACGAGATCAATGGATGCAGATCTCCGGTGAGCGTCTTCAAACATCTCGCCGCGCTTATCAAAACGCGATTCAGGCCGTGCAGTCATCGGGGCCGATTGCGACTGTTTCGCTCCTCGGGGCTTTCCCCAACATGATTGAGCAGGGGGCAACCCCATTCGACATGCGGCTCACGCTGCTCAATGGACAGAGCGCGAGGGTCATACCCTTTCGACATCGCGGGCCGGATAGCCTCGGTGTAACTGGAGTCGGCGCGCCGGTCGGCTCGGCGTACAAAGAGGCGCTCGGCAAAGAAGGCGCGAAGAAACTCGGCCGCAGGGTGTGGCGCGCGGCACGACAACTAAAGCCTGGACAGGAACTACCTCCGGGTATCGCCCCTGTTCTTCGCCCCGGCATACACTCGACCGACTTGTATGCCGGCATGAACAAGTATCCGGGTACGCACAAGAGCAACCCGAAATACCTGACTTTTCGAACCATTTCAATCGATTCCGATCAATCGAAATGGCAGTATCCAGGTCTCGAGGCGCGACACTTCGTCGATGACGTCATGGAACGTCTGCCTGACATTGCGAACAAGATTGTGAATGAGTTACTGGCGGGTTTCACGGGACCATGATCGAGAGGCTCATATTCACGGCGCTCCAAAACGCGCTGGCGGAGATGGCCGCATCTCAACGGAAGCTGACCCGGCTCTTCCACAATATCGGTATATCCGACGCTGAAATCGCCAGCATCTGGACCTTCTTTTCAACGCATCCACCGATGCTCGTGCACAACTATCCTCGCGTCGATGAAGCGACGTTTCCGCTGTTTGCGATCATTCTCAATGAGGAGAAGGAATCGACGAAGTTCCTCAATGATGAGGGCGGCATCATTACGGATGAAGACCTCGAGATATTGATGGACCCTACCCTCGAACAGGGCGTCATCCGGACCAGCATCTATCAGTTCGAATACAGCATTCTCATCCTGACGCAGCAACCGGACCTCACGCTCTACTACTATCAAATCGCGAAATGGGCGCTCACCCGGTCTCGGCAATTCTTCAAGGCAAACGGGCTGTTAGACACCTACTTCTCGGGGAGCGATTTGGCCCCGGATGCGCGATATCTGCCGGAGTATCTCTTCGTCCGCCGCCTCAACTTCCAAGGCCTCGTGGAAAACCCAATCTACGAAGAGAATGCCACTGGGATTATCCGCAGCGTTGGTGGTATCTTCACCGATGACAGCTCACCCGAGGCGCGATCAGTCAATGCTTCTGTTGAACCGATATTTGTTCACCCAGGCGACGTCGGCGTGCCGCAACCGGACTTCGAGGATGGTGACCATGACTTCGACGATCCTCCAAGTGGGCAATAAAACATGAAGAACGACAAGCCAGAGAAGAAAGCCACACTGAAGGAGCCCGGATCGATCGAGGTCGACGCCGAGCCTCGGCCAGCACCCGCAGTCCCGGCAGCGTCGGCGCCAGCAGTTCCGGTCGCGGCCGAGCCTGTCCAGAATCAAGAGTTGGCTGTTGTCAGCGCTGATGTCTACCTACTCCTGAAGCATCCAAACTTGCATCCCATGTTGTCGGCCTCATACTCGGCGGGCTTCCGAAGTTGGGCAATATCGCGTAGGCTAGGACCGCGTACAATCCCTGAATGGAATGCCCTGTGGGATGAGTTCAACCAGCGGCCGGTCTAAATGAGCACCGTTTGAAAGAGGGTTAAGTAATGCCTGCGGTTTCAACTATTTTCTTCAACGGCAAGCTCATCTCGCGGCCGGGTTCATATTCTCAAGTTGATGCATCCGGTCTCGAGCAAGTCGGTCTCGGAGCGTCAGGTATTGTCGCGATTCTCGGAACTGCAGAAGGCGGGCGTCCCGCGAACACGATGACGCAAGCCTTGGACTTCACTGTTCTTACCACGCCACAACAGGTACGAAATACGTTCCGCTCGGGCGATCTCAAAGAAGCCTGTGCGATGGCCTTCGAGCCTGGGAACGACCCGAACATTCCTGGCGGTGCGCAGACCGTCATCGCGATGAAGGTCAATCCCGCCACGCAGAGCTCGGCGACATTCTCGAACGCGAACGGCACTGTCATGACAGTGACGAGCAATGACTACGGCGCGTTCACCTCGCAGGTCAACGTTTCGATCGCAAACGGTTCCGTCGTTTCGGGCAGCAAGCTTCTCACCGACGTTCTCGAGTCCACGACCGAAGCGCAAGACAACATTGGCGGCCTGCCGATGTTTACGTTGGAATACACGCAGCCAGGCGGCGACGGCGGCTGGACCGCGATGAACGCGCAGGTCCTGACTTCCGGCGTTCGCGCTAATGGTACCAGGGCTGCACTCGGACTTT